CATGGTGCTGAAGTTTCTGCTACGGGTGCAGTTGCGGGTGCTCTAGTTTCAGTAGTAGCTGTTTGTTTATCCGCTGTCGCTCCTGCAGGTGCTTCTAGTCCCCAAGGACGATAGTAACTACCCCAACGCTCATTGTCAAAAGGTTGACCATCTACTGATGCTTCAAACATTTCTTTAATGATACGTAACTCTGCTTCATTAGGCTTCTTAGGTAAGAAGTCTGTTAAGTTAAACAAACCATGTGCTTCAATAGCGGCTTGTTCTGACTCATTCAATGGTGATTCTTTACGTGCCCAATTACTAGTAGAGTAATCTGCATAACCACCTTTACTTGTTTTCTTAATGTTGAAGTCAACACCGTGCAAGTAGTCTGTTGGCAATTCTTCCATTTCAGGATCCATCAAACTAGATTTAATCACATTGAAAATCTGTGAACTAATAACAAATCTGCGAATTGGGTTTGCAGGAACTTTGTCATCACCTAGTGGGTTCTGACGTACAAAACCTTGAAAGATATAACTACGTTTCTTCCAATACTTGTTTGCCATTTCTTTCAATGTCTCATCCTTATACCAAGGACGAACTTCTGCCAAGACAGGGCAAGTCTCGCCAGTACCATACATTTCAATACAAGGTACTTGAACGACTGTTTGCTTAATGTTAGGATCACCCTTGACACCATTGAACGGCAACTTAATTAGTTGACGCTCTACCCAGAAGAATGTATTGCTACCATTTGCGTCAGGCAAGAAACGAACTGTTGCTGTCGTGCCTTCGTCAATGTTCCAATGGGGGTAGATAGAGTTATCTGATTGGGTATTAGAACCCTTGTTGTTTGTTTTGTTGTCTTGTGCCGCGATACGGGCACGAATGTCTGCTAATGATGCCATGATAAATTTCCTTATAAATTGAGATGGTCTCGTTTTTAATATTCGCCACTACCTATTAGTGACTAACATTAGAGATAGTATAGCAAAACTATCTCTCAATGTCAATAGTATTTATCCCTTATGTGGGTAAACACATTTTTTTCTACGGTTTTTTACCCTTTTATATAGGGTAGTCCTATTATATTATCCAACATACGCTCGTATGTCTTATGTAAACTTTCACGTAATGGTAAATCATCTTGGTGTGATATTTCAACAGGTTGACTAAACAATGTCATCTTAACTAGGTCTAAATAAGCATCCATTTTTTTCTTACTTAGTATCGGGTCATCACCATCAAATATCTTTTTTAGATACCAAGCTTCTTCCTGTATATCATATGATATTTGTCCATCGCCATATGTGGGATTTTTTCTTGCCAATTCATCTTAAAAATGACCTTTGAACAAGTTGATTAGAATAGATAGATGGTCCTTCATCCAATTATTAAATGCAGGATCTCCCCAATCTTTATATATTCTTGGGGGTGATTTTTCATATTCAGTTACTTGAATTGATTCGGCGCGAACATTAATATTTTTACCTTTATATTGATTTAACAAATCATTATCCAACGGTGCTAACTGTTGACCTTGGTTATCTGTTGTTTCAGGTTTATTTTGGTCATTTGCGGCTTGTTGATTTACAGGTAATGCTGGTGCATTTGGATCAACGCTATCTTTTGCGTTATTATATAATGTTTTAATAATATTTAATACTATACGAGCCTCTTCCGCATCATTCTTTGTTTGTGCAGTAGTAGCTTTGATTTCATCATTAACAGTGTCAATATTTTGTTTATATGCATCTACGATATCGGAATACTTTTTAATTTCGGCTGCAGAAGTTTTAGCCATTTTTTCAAGTTCTTTGGATGTAGTTTCCTTATAATCACCAGTGTCTTTAACGTATTTTTTAAATCTTTCTTCTTTGCTATCCAAATCTTGTTTTGTTTTTTCAAGTTGTGCGGCGACCGCATCATAATTAACATTTGCTTTACTTTGAATATTGTTTACTAAATTTTGTAGTTTCTTAACATCGGCATCTTCTGCACCGGAACTATTAGCTAAAGCACTAATCTGTTGCTCTATCTCTTTGTATTTTTCTGGATCCATACCAGGCTTAGATTTTAAATCTTGTAAATCTTTTTGTAGCTTTTCTAACTCATCAGCACTTACTTTAGCCTTCTGTTGTCTATCGGCACTACCAGTTGTTAATGTTCCGCTCAGTTGCTTTAATCTTTCAACTTCACGGTCAGTCTCTTTTGCTTGTTCTTCATAATCTTGTAACTCTTGACCAATTGACTTAATAGCATTCTGTTGAGTATTGATTAGATTATTTTGTGATGCATCAATTTTTTGTTGTTGTTTAGTCTTTGCAATCATATCTAATGTTAAAGCTTGCTGGCCATCATAGCCAGGATGGTTCAACTTGGCTTGCTGTATTAAATCGTTATCTAACGATAATGCAGGACCTTTTTCTCTTAACAAAGATGATATTTTCATATTACTTTTTTAATAAACGTCTAATAGTATCTAGGTCTTCTTGACCTTCTTTTACAGGTTTTTCTTTATCACTAAATTCAGCACGGATGTTTTGCATTGTTTTTTCACTAGCATGTTTTTGTCCAGCGGCACGTAGTTTATCCATACCTTTTTTACCATACTTCTTAAGACCAAAAGATGCTTGTAATGCACTTTCGTCAATATCACCTTCCGCCACACCTTGCTGTGGAACTGCTACACCGTTACTTGCTAACAACTCTTTAATTTTGGCAATATGATTAGTATAGTACTTAATGTTATCCTTATGATTAGAATATTTGTCTTTAGGATCATTGGCTAACTCTTTATTGGCCTTGTTTAACTCATTAACAGCGTTACTATATTCTCGACTCCAGTAATTTTCGGGTGATACAAGGTTTTTATGTTTATTATCTATAGTATCCCAGTCGTAGTGTACACGGTCATCACGGCCATACGGGTCTTTACCCTTCATACGTCTGATACCACGGCCTGCTTTATTAAAAATAGTATCATGCATGCCTGCCATTGGATTAAAATTGGGAGCGCCATCTACAGGACCACTATTTCCAGATGGAGTATATTTGTTTATAGGTACATAACCTTCTTCTACGCCTTGTTCGCCTTTTAATGCTTGTAACAATGCACGTGCAACAACACGGTCTTTTTCTTTTTCATCTTCTGGTAACTGAGAATAGTTTTTCTTCATTAACTCAGCACGTTGTTGTAGTTTTGCTTCTAACTTACCTGCAGTTTGTAACTTAGCAGTATCATCGAACTGTTCAGGGTTCTGAACAAATGCTTGTGCGGTCACGTTCCAACCCTTATGAATAGCATCACTAATTGCTTCAATGTCAGTAACACCCTTATCAATCATTTGTTTAGCATACTGTGCTGACTTTAAGTTAGCTTGCCAACCAAATGTGTTTCCTGGACTACTACGTCCATACTTATATGCGTTGTCTAGTGCTTCATCACTGATAGTCGCTAGTTGTTGAACACTTAGTTGTTGACCTTCAATGATATCTTCATCATCGTGTTGTTTAGCCATACTAGGTTTGCCGTGTTGTGCTGATGCAGGGATACCCGCATCTTTTTGTAGTTTCTTTATTAGTTCTTCGTCACTACCGTGACCTAATTTGTCTAATACTTTACCACCAACGGTTTTGACAGCATCTTTAACTTTATCAAACATACCTTCATCAACCCCATTTAAATGACGTTCTACTTGTTTGACCCAACCGCTTACATCGCTTGAGCCAATTTCTTCAACATCACCTACAAAATCTGCAACATCGGCAATAGCAGCCAATACTTTATCAGGACCGTGCTTTAATAATTCAGGGTGTTGACGTATAATGCGGCGAGTTATTGAACTTACTACTGGATCGTCAATATCATCTTCTGATTCTTCCAAATCAAATGCTTTTAAATTTTTAGCATCAGTTCTTACATTGTGTCCAAGTGTTTCAGCACCTGGTGCTTCTGTTAAACTATCAGCCCACTCACTTAATTCATTAACTTCTTTCATCTCTGCTACTTTCTTCTGTAGCTTATTCAATATTGGCATTACACTTTCAATACGTGGGTCTAATGTTTCTTGCACAAACAACTCATTTAAGTTGTTTTCTTCAGTTTCATCTTCCATCAATGATGGTGTCCAGCTTTCAAAGTAAGTATTATAACCACGATGACCGGTCATTCTGCTTAATGTCTCACGTAGACCTTGATAATGATTGATACCTTCATTAACTAATCGTTGTGCTGATTCATTGAACTGACCATTACGTGTAGCACGAACAAATGCACCCATCTTTTGATATTCTTCTACTAAACTTGTAACGTGATTCCAACGTTCACCGTGAGGCTTATCACCTTCAGCAATCAATCGACCATATACACGTGCGACACCTGGCTTGATAGTTGGAGCTAGGAATCTTTCACCTTCACTATTCTCTAGGAATATTTTAGCGATATTACGATAGCGTTGCTCACCTTCTTCAATTTGACGAGTGTGCTGTATTACAATCTTTACATTTGGCACAGCATCATTGTAACTTGCTTTTTTACCCATTGGGTAGTAACCTTCAGATATTCTTTCTTGCTTTTTCATATATTCCCTTTTTGCCATATCGTGTTTCAAATGGTCAACATTTTTTAACTCAAAACTCAATTGATATTTCTGTGAGAAACGTTTCAATTGATTTAATACTTTATACCAAGATTCATCTTCTCCGTGACTTTCTTCTTTTTCACTATTGGCTACTTCATCACTAAAGTATATACATAACTTATGTAATCCATCAATAGAGATAGTTACTTTTCCGTAATCTTCTCCATCTTTGATAAAATTGAATTGAAATACTTCTGCTTCTTCGGGTGTAGGGATTTCCTTACCTGATGTGTCAAGCATAGTAGGATCAAACCCTTTACTATGTAAAAGGTCAAAAAGTGAACGATTTAGGGATTCTGTATTTTTTGGCATAATGTATTTATCAAATATTGTTTAACTCATGACCGCATAGAACGGCAGTGGCATTATAACTTCATTATGGTCACGTATTTGGTTCTCTAAATCAAAATGATAATCACTTAATTGTTGTAACATACGTGTAACCAATAAGCTGGCCATAATCAAATCGTCGGTATCACCAATTTTAGCGGCATAACTACCACCGTGGGCTACAAACGCTTTTAATTCACTGATAAGACTACGACTATTTACTGTCATTTTCTTGCTTTCAACCAATGTTTTAAATTTGGCACAACTTGCTAATTTACTCTTGTTAGTAGTATTAAATCCTCTACGGCCTTTACCCACTTCGCTGATAAAGATACCCGGAATATTACTTTCCCCGTACTCATTTAGTGACACAATAGCGGCTTCTCCAATTCCGTTACATTCAATACTATAATAAATATTATTGGGTTCATTGGTACATTCACTTATGTATTTGTTAATCTGTGCTAGTAGCTTGATTTGACTAGGTATATCAGTTTTATTATGTTTCCATTCACCAACTTGAGTAGTAGTATTTGCTTCAAAGATTTGAATGGCGGCTGGGTCACCACCTGTCCCCAAGCTTGGATCTAATCCTATACAATAGATATTTCCTTTAATAGGTTTCTTGTACCAACGAACTTGACCTATACGATTAACAGGTTCTATACCTTCCATAGCTATCAATGTATTTGGATTAATCAGTGTCTCATCCGCAATGATAAACTCACAACCAATCTCGCGGTTGAAGCGATCCTCACCAAGCTGTGCTTTTATTTCATCAGCCCACTTTTGGTCTCTACCTGGTTGTTCGCTCCAATGTGCCCTGTATGCTCTAAAACCATTAATACCAAGTTCGGTTGTATTACCAAAATCATCTTCGGTCTTGTTAGCACCTTTCCAAATATAAGCGAACTGATCCTCATCACTGTTTGGTGTGCTTGTGATAATTGCTTTACCACCAGTAGATAGTGTTGGTGTAATAGCTGTCCAGAATTCTTTAGCAATGCTTGGTCTAACAAATGCAAACTCATCTAAGTATAATAGTGTAATAGACATACCACGACCTGTATTTTCAGTAGTTGTAGCACTAACAATACGAGATCCATTCTCAAAGTCTAATGAGCCTTTGTTGTATGTTGTAACGCCTGCTTTAATGTAGTCTGGACAGTTTTCATATGCATAACGAATACGTTGCATAATCTCCTGAGCACCTGTATATTTGTGTGCCGCAACTAAGATGGTACTGTCGGGGACAAACATTGCGTACCAAAGTAAATATCCGGCGGCACTTGTTGATTTACCTGACTGTCGAGGCATTAAGCTGATAGAATAACGATAGTTATGATATGTTTCAATCAATCGTTTCTGATAGGCCCACGGATGATATACCATACTACCCTTTGTAGGGTGTTGTATTATAAAGAAGTTATCCATAAAATGTAGATAACCTGTATCTGGATCACAACATTTGATGAAATCCTGTAGTTCTTTATCAGTTTTAAAAACTGTTTTAGTATAAGGATTTTTTACTAGTGAAGGTGAATTACTCATAGTGAGTATTTATATCCGTAAAAAAACGGCAGAGCCGTTTTTTTACTTAATGTCTAATGGTCGTTGTTTTGTAGCTAGAATGCAATAGAATTTTTCTCTTGCAATATAATCCTCACCTTGTTCATTTTTACCTTGAATGTCAAATTCTAAATTATTAAATGCATCAATATTAAATCCACAACGTGTTAATAATGCCGCTAATTGATTTTCACCTAAAATACTATAATGATTTAAATTATATTCATGCCTACGGTCACATTCGGGTGCGGGAACTTCAATGTAAATTTTGCCACCTTGTTTTAGGACACGATTATATTCCATTAAACTAAAGATAGGATATGGGCTATGTTCTAGTGCATGACGTAAAAAGATAAAATCGACTGACTCATCAAAATATCCATCTTTTTGTGGTAAGAAACTTAAATCATATTTTGATATTTTATGACCCTTATTTTCGCAAATTTGAATATCGCCGGGACTTAATGTAACTCCGGTAACATTAGTATATTCACGTTTTTTCATTTGATCCATGAAATAACCAGGACCACATCCTAAATCTAAGATTTTAGCATCTTTGGGTAAGTTTAACGGATCGATATATTTTGTAACGACTTCTCCGGTTAAGCCTTCGTGCATTGGGCTATTACCCTCATCATATATATGTGCTGTATATAACCATTCGTTATAGAATTTTAACTTAATTAAGTCAAGTGTGTTGTTGATATCTATCATTGAGAATCCTGTAATTTGATATAATTACTTATTCGTATTACAGGTGGTGAAATTATTTTCTTTTATAACCCTTGAAAGGTTTAACTATGCTTTGTGCATTTGTACTGGATAATTCTTGGCTTCGCATGTCACCTTTATTTAAATCATGGAATTCTGATCCTGCCGCTTTATATGCCATCATTAACATATCACTTTCTTCTTGTGTATAGGGTGCGGCGATATCATATCTTCCGGCCCAACTTTCACCATCTATATCTGGTACAAAAGTTCCATCTGTAGAGGCAGCAGCCATCATAATTCTATTCAACTCATACACACGGTCGGCTTTGCTTTCATCACGAAACTTGTGTAAACCTTTAGTGGATATTTGTTTTCTATTTCCTATTTTGCCAACTTTAGCTTCGGATATAAATTCATTTGCTCTCATCTTCTTTTATATCCTTTAAACCCTTTTACCGGGCTTACTTTGTGAGTAGTATCTGGTTCACTACCATGACTATTTACAGCATCGTCTATATCTATACCAATTGCGTCATAGGCGTGATGTAACATCTTATGTTCTTGTTCAGTATATGGAGTAGCCATATTACTACGACCAATCCAAGATTCCTCAGTAGGGGCGTGTGTAAAGTTTGTACCATCACTAGAGGCTACTGCCATCATAGCACGATGTAAATCATATATTCTATCTGCTGTGCCGGCAAACTTATGTGCCTTAGGCATAGTTGATTGTTGATCGGGGTGTAGCTTGCCTTTTTTACCACCGGCATTAGAACCACCATCGCCTTCAACTATGAATTCATTGGCTCTCATCTTCTTTTATAACCCTTGAAACCTTTTAGTGGACTGTCTATACCAGTATCACTTGTTTCTTCACTTTCTTTACTGGTAACTAATACTTTACCCTTAAGCCCCATTTCACCCAAAGCAAAATCAATATCTTCTCCCACTTCCGGATTCATGTATCCGGAAACTAGTTGATTTTCTCCCCAAACAGAATCTTTATCCATTTTAGGTATATCACCATTACGAGCAGCCTTTGCTCCTGCTAATGCTACGGCAAATCTATATTGTAAATATGCATTTTGATTTTGTAATTCCGGTATTATCCAAGTAGCAGGCATTGGTTTAGTAATCCTGTCAGGCAAATTATTTTGCTCGGTTATAAATTCTTTAGCTCTCATATTAATTTTCGGTAGTTACGATATCGTTATTTTGTGTACCTAATAGGGAATCAACATATCCATCAAGTGCTATATCAACACCTGGTACAATTTCACCAAGGAATGTTACTTGTGATGCAACAAAGTGAAGAATATATGTGTTAGCAATAGGATTAGCTAGAATTCTAATATTGCCACTACTTACATCCATATCATATCTTGTTAATGTATTGCCTGAAAATGTCATGGCGTAACCAGTAAATTTCACTGCTTCATTATTGTTTGTAATTTGTGCAGAAATTACAATATCTTGACTATCAGGTGTTCCTGGATCACTAGAACGGATTTGAAACATACCTTGTGTAAACGCATTTGCTGGATATTCATAAATAACCTGATTAGCAGTTAAACCACTGGTATAAACATTACTTGTATTAACTGTTGTGGCAAATAAATTACTAAAATTATTATTGATTTTACTGAACGCGGTACGTAGGGGATCACCTAACCCATCGTTGGGCGTTGCGCCAATATTAATGTATTCTTGTGTCATTATAATTCCTAGACTATAATGTATTTATCAGAACCCGAACCAATTCTTCTTTGGGGCTTCAATAACTATAGGGGTTTTGCTACGTTGTATTTCTTGTAAGGCACGTATTGCTTCCATTTTAACTTGATTGTCTGAACTCTTGGTCAAGTCAATCAGTACACTAATACGTGCGGCTTCGCTCATTGTAGCATCTCTACTTATGGATTTCTGTGCTTCTAGGTATAACTCAAAATCATTATTGGTGGCACAACCGGATAACAATATACTCAATAATATCAAATACTTCATAATATGCTATTATTTTACGTTATCAAATATCTTTTTCTGTTCGTTATACCAGTCTTGCCATCCGTCTACTTTAGTTGAACATTCATAGTATAGTGAATAGTTCTGTACAATGACTTTAAGCATGTCAGTAATAGCTACCTTATCACCCTCGATCTTTTTAAGACTTTCACATTTCTTCATTAGTTCAGGGGTAGCATTAGGGAACTTTTGTTTAACTGGAACAACTGTTGAACATCCGGCTAATAATAGAACTATTAGAAGATATTTCATTTCTTATCTCCCATACTAGCGGCTTTATTTAATGTGTCAATCACATCTTTGGGTACAGGACAGTTTTCAATGTACTTAATAACTTCTTCTTTTTTGACTACTTCTTTATCAATGTATTGGATAATATCTTTACCCTTTTCACGAATAACCTTAGTCTTTTCTACAATCTTTTCCTGGATCTCAATGTTTTTATTAGCAGATTGTGCTTCAGCCTGTGCGACTTTAGCTTCCATCTCTTTGACTTTTAGTTCCCACTCTTTATAGTCGGCTAACCCTCCCTCAAGATATACACCAAAGACAAGTACAACAATGCTACATATTTGTATAGCAAATTGATATGCTTTGACAAAAGGAATGAATCCTAGGACGAATCCTGCTATTGTGCCCAAAATACCTAATCCAAAGA